ATCTCGTATGCCGGCTTCTGTGTTTCCGATAAAAAACGGTTTTGTGTTTTGTTTGCATTATTTGTGTTGATATTTATTTTTTCGTTTGTTAATGACTGTGTGTGTCTGTGTGAGTGTTTGATGTTTCTGTATTTTGCACCGCGTGAACTGTTGCAGGGTTTGCATGATGCGACTAGGTTGTCAAGTTCGTTTAGTCCTGGTTGTGTGTGATCCCATCGGTCTTCTTCTATTAGGTGGTCTGCTGTGGTTGCTGTGCGTAGGCCGCACCAGTGGCAGGGGGGTTGTCCTTCGAGTAGGGTGCGTCTGTTTTTTTTGAACAGTGCTGTGTTTCTGGTGGTGGGGTTTGTTTTGCGTTGGGGGGTTCTGCGGTTTGGTGGCATTTAGGGCCTAGCGCGCGCTGTCGCGCTTGCTGTCGGTTCGGTGTAAGTGATGCAGGTTGGCAGGCCAGGCCGCTCGGTTTGTTTTGTGGTGTTCATAATGTTTGTCTGTGTTGAAAGCCTAATGCAATTAAGCCCCCCACTCAATGCCATCACTTGAGTTCCCTATTGCATTAACAATTTTGCCTGACCGATGCTCGCGCATAGATCATCTACCCGCATTACTGCGTGTCATCCAACCGCCATGCAACTGGCTTAGGTCATGCCCGTAATTAGTTGTCTGTGTAACTTTGTTTATATATGCGTTCAGCATAATTCTTAGCAGCCCAACGCAAATTTCTTTCAACCTCATCTTTGCCTACAAAGTCGGCCAACGCTGACACCATGACAAACGCCTGCAATATCTGATCTAGTTGCTCAATGTCGGTCATAGTTCAGGCTCACCTGTTATCTGTAACGCATCGATGACCTTTGATATGTCTTGCTTCGTTAAATCGTTCGTGCTGAGAATAGTGCGCCCTAGCACTGTGCAGCAATACTCTTTGAGTGCGTCACCTTGTATGCCTTTACCGTTAGCCAGGCCGCGCATCATGCCTAGTTGCTTATTGCTTGGATACACCTTCGCTGGGCCTTCTTCAGGGAATGGCACAACTTCAGCCAGTCGAGTCGGCTGGCGACCCTTCGCGCTGTTGATTTCGTCTAATGATGCCAGCGACTTATTGCCCGAGAAACCCATATATGACAACGCTCGGCCAACGCTTGAAGTGAATCCGACTTCTGATTCCGAGAACTTCTGAAATGATGTTCGCCCTGGATATAACTCGCACGCGCTCGCAATGCATGGAATCGGATCATCTGCTGTACGCCAGATAGTGACAACACATCTGATGAAGCATGATTTGTCTGGCATCTCAATTACTTCACGATGCGTTTCTTGTATTCGCAAATCAGGATATTTCTCGAACGCCCATTTCAGTCGAGTTGCTACATCTACATAGTTATCCATGAAGCCTGTCATGACACGCACCAAACGATCGCATCATTGCCTGACCGTGTTAGCCGAGTGAACCCGCTGTCTTTGATTAGGCCGTCTTTGACAAGTGTTCCGCGTGTCGGTCTGATCGTGTTGCCCGACATGTTTAATGATGTTTCTAATTCTTCATCTGTGGCGTTGTGCTGACATAACGATTCATAAACGCGCATACGGTTAGAACCTGTTTTTGGTAGGACTCGAATGGCGGCTCTGATGCTGGTGTGTTGTGCGTCATGATGCACGATAACAACATTGCGATTTACTGCTGGCAATTCTTTAGTGCCACCTAAACCGACTTGTGTTGTAAACATTTCTAGTTGCTCAGTATTCACGATGAAACAACCTTTCAAGCCTGGCGATTTCTGTTTGGTATTCTTTAATGCGGTCGCGCTGATCGTGAATGATGCTGCAAAGATATTTGATTTCAATGCGCGTCTGGTTAAGTGTGTCTATCGTGTCGCCGTCATCAAGTGCGTTGCAATCGTCAATCAAATACTGCAACGCTTGCAAAGTGCTTTTTGATGTCATTTCATGCATCTCATATTTCGGCACTTTATGTGCCGTGATTTCGTCTATCACTTGCATCAGCGCTTTTAATTGCGCGGTGTCGTTGCCAAATGGATCACTGTTCTCGGTCATGATGTCCTTCGTTTAGTTGTGTTTAATAAAATACCATATAACAACCGTGTACGCGGTAAGTAACAGCGCGATGATGAAATGTCCTATTTGCCCCATGCGCGCCAGCCATTCGAGTATCGGTAAATAGCGAGCGCTGCACGCAGGTTTGTTTCACGGTCATAAAGATCAGTGCATTCCGTCAATAGCCCGTATGCCTGCAAGTAGCCGTTCGGCCAATAGCGCGAAGGCTGACACCAGAATCCGTTGATTTGCATGATGCCATATGACCCGCCATTCGGGTCGGTTGCGTTAAACGCATCTGGCTGGCATCGTGATTCGCGCTGGGCGATAGCGACCACCATTCCAAGTTGATCGGCAGGCCAGCCGATCGCCTTAGCGGTGTCAAATACCTGCTCACATAGGGTCTTAGGCGCGTCAGGCTGCGTTGTAAGCGTTGTGGATGGGATCGCTGGCACTGGCACAGCGTCAGCCGTGTATTCGTACCGAATGACCTTTTCTGCTGGTGTCGGTGCTGGCGGTTTGTGAAACACAAACACAGACATAATGCTGATAATTAGTGTGATGGCCGTTTTGCTAATGAATGTCATAATGACCTACTTTCTCGGGTAGGTAATCAGTCTAAACAGGTTTGATTGCCTCTGTCGGTGATGCCCCAAACACGGTATCCCAACTGGCTTTCACCTTGATTGGGTCGTTAGCAAAGTTAGGTGACAACTCAATGTGATACCAGTCGCCCACCTCGAATGCGCCTTTGATCCATGTGCGCCGATCACACTTCCACGACCTTTGCAAAAAATAGTCAATTATCAGCATGATGCCTAATGTGTCTGCATGTTCTAACAGTTTGTAAATGTACGGCAGCGATACTTCGCGACCATTCTTACGACCTTTAACTTTACTAAACCGATATGACGCATCAAGCGCTAAAGATTTTGCATGATTGCTGATCACGCCAGGTCGATTCCTGACATCACGCATAACATATGTGCCGTTATTCCACAATGATTTGTCTGAGTGCGCGCAAACCTGTTTAGCGAATTCGTGCATGCCAGATAGTTCGTGTGTCACTACTGGCGCTGTGCCAACAATGTATTTCATTTAGATTTTTTTATGCCGTTAGATGCAACAATGCCTGAAAGTGTGCCAGTCAAAAACACAACGATCGTTGACATCAGGTCTATGAACGCTGCATCGTTTGGTGCTTGTTTTTCAGGCTGACTGACAAACAGTAAGCCGTAGGTCATGCCTAGAACTATGGTGCTGAATACGATTGCTAAGAGTATGCCGACTGTGACGATCATGCGTGCGTGTAGTTCGTCTGCGGTGTAGCGGTGTCGAGTCATGGGGTTATGTCGCAACGGTCAGGTACAAAACATGTTTGTAATGTCATGTTTTTGACGCGTGTTTTTGTTGTGATTGTGTTGTCGCGTGTAGTTTCGCACGCTGTGAACACTATTAGTAATGCCAAACTAGCCAAGTAGCGCGGCGGCTTCATCTGCTGTTAATCCAAGTTTATCCAACACCGCTTGGCGTGCTAAATCTTTAGCGGTTTGTGCGTCTGCTCTTGCTTTTGCTTTTGCAAACGACCTTTTTTGCCACGCCAAAAATTCGGTTTCTTCATCTGCTGTCATGTCGCGGTCAACGCCGTTATCAGAAATTCTCATTGTCATACCGTTTTCGAAAATCCGTAAACGGCATAAGTTCCAGTCATAGCCGTAGTGTCAATTAGTAAAGTAAAACCGTCAAATTGTGTTGAACTATTTTGATTACCAACTGTTATATAACTGTAATCATCTGGACCGTATGACGAATAAATGCTAGTTGTAACGCCTGTCGGTTGTGCAACTTGTGGCGCAATAACACTAATGTCATACCCTGCGCCTTTAGCGTTACGGTCACCGAAATAAAATTCGTCTGTGCCTAATCCGTTTTTAATTAGCGAAAGCGTGGCAGTGACGCCAGCCGTATTGTAACTGCCATAATTCGTTGTTGTATCCACGCCACCTGCTCGCAATTTCATTGTGAAACTACCTGTGCCTGCGCTTAAAGTGACCAATATTTTGTAATTTGTATAACTTGAACTGAAAGCATTGTCAACATTTACTGACATAACACTTGTAAACGCTGTTTGTGCTTTCGTACAAACTAAACCGCTAGCCGCTGCTGGTCCTACGGTTGCCCACGCTGCGCCGTCATAATATTGCACAATGTTTGACGCGCTTAAATAACATAGTTGCCCTTCGGCAAGCACCTTTTCATTAGCGCCACCAAACGCCGCATCACGCGTACCCGTTGTAGCAAAAACTGGTACACCCGTACCAGCGCTAATATTCATATTTGTTGCAGTTAAAACTTCGCTTGCCGCATACAGCGGAACTGATGTCTGTTCGTTTGCCATGAGTACCTTTCAGATTATCCTAGAACATTGCCTGCATCAAGGATGCCATAAACAGCATCATCAAGAATGAACTCATAAACGATCACAGTTGGACTAGTAAATAGCGCGATGCTATGACCGTTAGAAACGCTAATTGAATGCTCAATGCCTTCGACTGCAAGTTCCTGAGCCAATTCGGTTGTGGATGCGCCAGAAGTAGTGAAAGTGTGTTCAATCGTGATCGTCTGGCCGATGTCAATAACTGCAACTTGATCGCGCTGGGCATTAGACAACGATGCGAACGCTGTTTCAACCGATGTATATCTAGCAATCGGCTCAGGCTCAAGCAAATAATTAGCAAGAGTTAGCGCGGCTGCGTCATTATGCAGAAGGCTGTCTGTGACTGATTGAGTTTGAATAAAATACAAAGACTGGCTGGCTGCATCATCGGCAACTTGTGGACTGTTACTGCCTCGAATGGTGACGCTTGCACGATTGCAAACCTGATCTGCTTGGAACGAAATACCAACACCCGAATAAGGAATGTTTGTTCCGTCATCGTGGAAGTCTGCAACCGAACTTGAAAGCGTATTGCCCAGTCGTGGTTGGAATGTTAGATCGCCGTCACGCGACATAAACAATCTGCCCTGCTCGGCCTGGTTAATTGCCGCCAAATATGCTTGCACCGATGTTCCATTGTCAACCGTGAACGCTGCTGATCCGCCAAGCGTCTGTGTGCCTGTGCTGATGTCACGCTGTCCGATAGGGAATGCAACTTCTGGCAGATCAAGAACTGCTGACACTCGAGCGCTAGTTAACTGTTCGCTGACATTAAATTCTGCCATGTATGTTTGTGACAACAAATAAAAATCATCTGCACAATAAACAGTCACGGTATCTAAACCGCCTAACGCGAAATTGTAATCGTAATTGACGATGAAACCTTTGAACAGATATTCTTTAACATTGTTTATGTCATAGCGCGCGAACCTAACTTGTCGCATTGGTGCTAAACCTGGCTGTTCAGTTGTTGAATCCCAATATGGTGATTCTTCATTGAACGGATTAAACACACCTGTTGTGTCGAGCATTACGAATGACATTGTGCCTGCGCTGAATTGGTCGCCGATGTCTTGGCGGCCGCGTTTGATCATCACATTTCCGCACCCATCCATCACACTCGCATAGTTAGTAGTGCCATCAAGCACAAACTCTGTATTGTTTAGAACACCCATCGTTGCTGAATCAAGTGTGAACGCATCCTGCACGAAACCTGTGTCAATTTCTAGTTCGTAATCACCAGACTGAACTACTGACACGCCAGCCATTACGCGACCTGAATCTGTGCTGGCCCTGCTGATCGGTTATAGGCTCGAATGGCGTTGACTACTGCCTGACCGATTTCGGCGCTGGTAGCCAAACCGCCAGTGACATTTACTGTGACACCGCCACCCATTGCGCCCATCTGTGATAGCGGGATGATTGCTTCTGGGCCTTTCTCGCCGACCATTGCCAGTGTTGGGCCTGTAACGATTCCACCATCGGCGAAACCAGGAATCCCTATATTGCCAATTTTGAATGACCCGATTGCGTCTTTCAAATTAACCAATTTGCCGAGCATGCCAATCAGCACACCGAGTGGCCCTGTAACAATCATGATTGAGTTACCGAACATGTCGAATGCTTTTGACATTGCCTGGAATTTGATTTCAAGATAAACCATTGCAGCGGTGAGCGCGATTATTGCGGCTGCAACTAGCACGAAAGGGTTTGCTGATGTTGCAGCATTCAAAGCAATCGTTGCAAACTTTGTGAGAATCAGTGTGGCTTCATAAATTTTCATGGCGACATTGGCTGCAATTACCGCTACCGCAAGCGTGCCAATGGTTGCAATTATTATCAAAAATACGCGCGTGTTTTCTTGCGCCCAATCCGCGACAGGTTTCAAAATGTTTAACAAACCAAGCAACGCTGGCAACAATGCAGCACCGATTGATTCTTTAGTTTCATCCAATGCAATTGTCATGCCTTTCATACGGCCTTCAAATGTGTTCGCTGCAACGCTTGCCGCACCACCAAACGAAACCGCCAACGCGCCTGTGATGTCGTCAAGGGTTGACTCGGAATCAATGACACCTTTTAACGATGGGTCAAGCATCGTCAAAGATTTTGTTGACCCATTCACGGCCTTTCCCAAAGCGAGAGTGACTGTTTCTAAATCTTTGCCTGTGGCGGCTGCGATATCTAGCGCGGTGTTCATCAGTGTTTGTGCAACTTCTACCGATCCAGTCGAGCGAACCAGGTTGCCCATCGCAGGTCTCAAATCGTCATCCGCTACCGCAAACGCTTTTGACATAGAACTTATAAATTGCTCATTGCTGGCTATTGCTTCATCGGTTGCCATCGCCGAAGTTCTTAACTGTTGTGCCAATAGTTCTTGTGCTTTTTGATCTTCGCTCGCCGCTTTAACCGCAAAGCCAAGCCCTGCCGCTAAAGCGCCGACAACTGCTATTGCTGGAACTAGCGCTTTTTTTAATGCAAAACCAGTTTTTGCGCCAGCGCCATCAAGTGCAGCGAATTCTTTTTGTGCTTTGTCAAATCCTGATGTGTCGAGTGACGAAATAATCGGGATGCTAATTGCCATGTTCAACCACCATTTTTTTGTTCAATGTTTTCATCACCTTGTCAACGATCTGTTCAACATCATGCACAACATTTTCACGGTTTTTATCGACCGCTTTTTGTAGTACGCGCGGCGCTGGGCCTTCTTCTTTGTTTAATGTTGCAGTGAATTTTGTTGTTTTGTTTTTGCCAGCATGATCAAAGATTGCACCAGCAGCATCTTTTTGTTGCATTGCCATCAGTTCATAGGATGTGGCTTTGAATGAAACGCTGTGGGATTCGCGCGGATTATTTTCGGCATCAAATTTATCTTTGAACATCACCGTTTTTGCTTTGCTTCCACGCTTGCCAACTTTGGTTAGGAATCCTTTTTGCACCGCGCTGGTTGACCAGAAAATTGATTTGCCTTTGATCAGCGAATACTTATACATTCGAGACAGTGGCGCACCGTTGCCAGCCGAGTTTTCAAACTTTTGCACAGCATCTCGAGCATCTTTCACGATGTCTTCGCCAGCCTTTTTGATGTCTTTGGTTACTTGCTTACGGTAAGTTTTGTCAAAGTCGTTCAACTCTTTAAGCGTCTGTTGAATGCCAAAGATTTTGACTGATGCTTCCATGCTATTTTTTGCCTTTGTTTCTGGTATTGATAACACTAATGACTGTCACCAAGTCTCTGTGGTCAAAGGTAATCTGCGGCGGCCACCACCCTACTGAAACCAGCATTTCTGCTAGTTGTCTTCGGTAAGTTCCCCGCCCGTATGGTTTGGGTTTGTGTTATCCGTAACTGAAACGATTGTCATTTCGGGGTTTTCTTTGACCCATTGTTTCCAAGTTGCTGGCATTTTTGCGCCAGAGATTTTTAGGATGATATGCGCCCAACAGCACATGTCACCGAATCCCATACCGCGACCATCACTGATTTTGCGATTCTCTAACGCTTCCCATTCGGTGATCACAAACATATTTGTAAACAGCATTTGTAGCGGTTCGCCGTTTTTCAAATCTAGTTCTAGCCCAATTTTCATTTTGTCCTGTCTCGGTCAGTGACCGTTTCTTATGGGGTTGTGTCGATTGTTAATTCGCCGCCGACAAACTCTAGGTCGATGCTTTGTAATTCGCCAAGCGTCATATTTAGGACAGGCATTGCAGATAGCAGACATCCATTAATCTCGAATGCAGGATTAGTGGCGGCTAATGCGCCTGATGCTGGAACATATTTGATGTCAGTTTGTGTGCCGACTAATGGTTGCAGTGTCGCGTATGTGGCGGCTGCTGCATAGTCAAGAAACAAAGTGATTGTTGCAGAATTTGAAGCCAAGCCTGGCACAAATGATCGGTAGTCAATCGAGTAGGTGGTTTTGTCTAACTGCTCGAAGGTTTGGTTGCATGTGCCTGCTGTTACCCATGCGCTTAGATCAACATCGTTGACGAAGAATTGTGGGGTGGATTGGTAAGTGATTGCCATTTGTTGTGCCTTTCGTTAATACAGGTTTAGCAGGTTTTGATCCTCATCATGTGGATTTGGATGTCAACTTGATCATGAGTTCATAGCAAGGATAGGTCGCGTTGCCGACTTCCAATGATGTCGGTCTGCCAGAAGTGACCGCGACATTTTTGCCAAGCACCAAAGAACATAGGTTTAGTAGTGAGCGCATCGCGTCAAGGTTTGCTGGCCCGAGCGTCACAATGCTGACAGGGAATGACATATCGACAACCTGGCTGTTCCATGCTTCAAATGAGCAGGCCGAAATCATGGCACACGGGGGAACGATGTTTCGTGGATCAGTCACAACTTGCAAAGATAATTCTTCTGCCAAAAATGTTGCCAGATCGTCTAGCGCGGTGTTAAATAAATCTGTGTAGTTTGCTGGCATTAGGCGACCACAGCGCGATTGATTCCTAGCAACTGTTTAACGATCGCAGATAGTCCGTTAGTTGTGCCTTGACTCATGCCATCAAATGTGGCGAAGTCTTGCCCTGCTGATCCGCGTTGACGGTAGAGCGCGCCCCCATACATCGTTGTTCCGAGTTTTACGGCCGCTGTTGGGGCGACTGATAACTGGTCAAAATATCCATTTTCAAATCTTCGCAAACTGCAAAACGCATTCGCGGCCTCAGCACAAATAACTAGGAATGCTTCATCGCCAGCGCTGGCAACTTCAATTCCGAGCCAGTCGGCAATGTCATCATCATCAATCCATTCGCAAACAGGGTCAAATTCAATCGTGCCTGTTGCTGGTGTGCGATCGACTGCGTCACCGACCGCGACATACATAACCTGGTTATTGATTGGAATGTTTGGATTGAATGTCGGGAATCCGTTGCCGTTTGTGCCGATGTAATAATACTGCGGTACTGCGTACACAACAAATGATCCGTCAAAATCGCCGCCGACATTGTCAACGGTTATTGTTTGACCAATTTCAAACGATGCGTTTTCTAATGTCTGTAATACCGCATAGTCGTTTAGTAACTGTTTTGAAGTTACTGTGTAAATTGTCATGGCGGTTAGGCCGCCCTAACTAGCCGCGCTTAACGAACTTGGTTGCATCGATCATTACTGATGCGAAGTAACCGCGCCAAGCAATCGTGCGTGAAAGTTGTGATGGGTTCTCAATACTGATTGCGCCTTTAGGGGTTTCCCAGTTCTCGAAGCCTGATGCGTCACAAACAATCAAGTTGCCTGCTGGCAAAAAACGATCAACTACTACACGCAAACCAAACGCCATTGCGTTTGTGTTGCCTGGTGTAACTGAACCGTATGCGTTCATCGGGCCGACTGCTGGGAACAATGGTCGGCCTTGATCATCAACGAGCCTGCCGAGCGCTGCGAAATATGCGGGTGTCATAACCATATGCGTTGGCAAGTTGCCGTTTGATTCTTCAAGAATTTTAACTGCACACGCATAAACGAAAGTGATCCAATCGGCTGGCGAATCTGCGTCAGTGAGTGTTTCCTCTTGTGTAACAGT